TGATGGTGGACGATGGAAGCGCGGCCGGTCGTCTCGCAGCAGATCGATGCGATGCGAGCGCAATTGAAGCGTGGAAACGGTGGACGATGAGCCGCAACTAGACGAAGAGACCCGGCGCTATGCGGAGATTATCCGCGCCAAACAAGATCGGCTCTTTGCCCTCGATCTCCAGGCTGCCAAGTACGGGATGGACACGCCGCCGCATGTGGCAATGGAGCGCGCCAGCCTGGAGGCCGAAGTCCGCGCAACCGAGTCGACCCTGGACAGTCCGATCCGTGCGGCGTTTAGTGATGAGCTGGGGGTGCGCGGGCGGTTCGTGGTCAACCACCAGCAGAACCAGGACATCAAAAAGAGCATTGCGGCGGTCGCGGTTAAGCTCGATCGCTTTATCGACGATAGCAAGTTGTGGCGCAACATGCACCGACAGCTGATCTTAATCATTGGGGTGGCGGTGATTCTGATTATGATCGCGCTGGCCATCCTGGGAACGTATCTCGTGACGACAGGGCATTTATGAGCTTTGACGCAACCATTATTCACTGGCACACGATTGCCGAGTTTGCCGTCACACTGAAGAGCATCCGGCGGCCGGCGTGGTGCGCTGCCATCACGCACCATAACACCTACCAGCCCGACGATCTGAACTGGCGCGGCATGGCCAGCATGATCAGCTTGCGCAATTTCTATCGCGATACCAAACAGTGGCCGTCTGGCCCGCACCTTTTCTTGGCTGCGCAGGCACCCAACCCCGCCGACACCGGCATTTTCCAACTCACCCCGATCACGCACGTCGGCACGCACGCCGGCCAGTGCAACGCCGATCACCTGGGGATCGAGAACGTCGGCAACTTCGAGGCCCGCGCACCCAGCCCTGATCAGTATGCGCTATTGCTCCAGATCACGCGCCTGATCTTGCAGCAGTGGGGGATACCGCCTGAGAAGGTCAACGTCCATAACGAGTGCATGACCGGGCGCACCTGCCCTGGGAAGCACCTGACCGGCGCGCAGATTCGCGCCGACTTGCAGCGCCCGATCCCGCGCCCGCCACCGCCGAAGCGCTATCAGGTACTCGGGCTGCCCGTGTATCAGCGCTCCGATCACACCGGGCCACTGTGGGGGCATCTCAAGGACGATGAGCCGGTTGTGATCGACGATCCGTCGAATGGGCACTTGGCAGACGGGCGCGGGTTCGTCGATCTGAATGGACTGGGGGATGCCTGATGGGAACACGAGTCCCACGATTGCCAGTGACGAGCGCGCAATATGAAGCCGGGCTGAAGGAGGGGCGCGATCTCTATGCTGAAGATCTGGCGCGGTACGCCCGCAACGCCCGCCGGACACGACTCGCGGTGTTTCTGCTGGTTGTGTTTGCTGGCATGTGCGCGGGCGCGATTGTGACCATGTTGCTCATCGGAGGGATAGTACGGTGACAACCAATCAGCCGATCATCTCGCCCGTGCTGCCGCCCCCACCCATTGCCGCGCCTGCGAATCCAAACGCGCCCTTTGCGCCACCCGCGCCGCCGCCGCCGGCGACGCGCTATCGCCTCAAGTACGGCGTGCTGGAGTGTATGACCTGCGGGCTCGCGAAAGAATACTGTAAGGGACATGCACCACCACCACCACCCCAGGGCGATGGGGTGTCGTCTGATCTGATCGCGCGCATCCGGGAAGCGCAGGGCGGGCGGTAGGGAAAGCTGAAAGCTGAAAGCTAAAAGATGAAAAAGGTCACACCCCTTTCTGCTCTCAGCTTTTTGCTTTCAGCTTTCGCGGTAGCGCTGTGGTGCGGCGGTTGGTGGCTCGTGGGGGCGGTGTTATACTGGCATTGGAAAGGAAGGACATAAAATGGATATTCAAACGTTGCTCTTCGCGCTGGCGATTGCGCTGGCGTTCGGTGCGGTCTGGTGGGGTACGTCGCGGCTGGCGCTCAACTCGTTCCTGATCCCGTTCCTGTCGGCGCTGGCCGCGCTGGCGGTCTACTTCTCGCATTCGCTGCTTGGGGTCAAGGTCTAATGACAGGCCATAAAACTTGACATGCTTGTAAGGTTTTGGTATACTATAGGTAGGGCAAATGTTCGCTTTGGAGCCTACCATGCCAAAACTAAACAGCCTTTCCCATAAGCAGCAACGCTTTATTGAAGAGTACCTCGTTGACTTTAACGCAACACAAGCAGTGATACGCGCGGGGTACTCTGCGCGAACTGCGCGGCAGATGGGATTCGAGAACCTACGAAAGCCCGATATCCGGCGCGCAATCGAAGCACGAATCGCGCTCTTATCCGATGTCGCAGGAGCTGGCACGCGGGAAATGCTTCAGCGGTTTGCCGAACAGGTCAATCCAAGTAAGCGGATCGAGCGAAAAAGGGGCATTGTTTATCTCTTGCGGGCCGATAATGCACTCGTGAAGATTGGCATTACGATTGATTTTCGTCGGCGCTTGGCAACGCTCAACACACTTATGCCGTATAGTCTAGAGGTAGTATTGCTTATCGACTGCGACAATTGCATCAGCCTGGAGCAGCTACTTCATTCTAGGTTTGCCAGCAAACGTATTCGTGGTGAGTGGTTCAGGCTCTGCGATGATGACATTGAGCAGCTAAGACTAGACTATGGCACTGTCACCTAAACAACTCGCATTCGTTGAAGCCTACCTGACTACATGGAATGGCGCGGAAGCGGCGCGGCTGGCGGGCTATTCGGAGCATACCGCACGCGAACAAGCATCACGATTGTTAACAAATGTTAACGTCCAGGCTGCGATTCAGGCGCGGCTGGCTGAGCTGAAGATGAGCGCCGACGAGGTGTTGGTGCGGCTGACTGACCACGCGCGCGGGAGCCTTGCGCCGTTTCTGCGGCGCACGCCTGACGGCGATCTCCGCGGCTTCGATCTGAGCGACGAGCAGCCGCTGCATTTGCTCCAAAAGATCAGTATCACCACACGCCGGTTGAAGGATGATGAAACCGAGGAAAAGGTGGCACTGGAGCTGCACCCCGTGCAGGGCGCGCTCACGTTACTCGGCAAGCATCACAAGCTGTTCACGGATAAGGTTGAGCACACCGGCAAAGACGGCCAGCCACTCTTCAAGGTCTACGAGAAAACCGATGCTTTCGACCCCGACGACGCCTAATCCAGCACCCCGCCCACGCGGCTACAGCGCCTACGGCGCGGCGGTCGATCTGTGGCGGAGCAAACAGACCGAGATTGTCGTCAGCGGCCCAGCCGGCACCGGCAAGTCGCGCGCGTGTCTGGAGAAGCTACACTTCTGCGCGCTCAAGTACGCTGGCATGCGCGGCCTGATTGTGCGCAAGACCAGGGAAAGCCTATCCGAAGCGGCGCTGGTCACGTTTGAAGACAAGGTGCTGCCAGCGCACGATGGGGTCAAAGACGGCCCGCGCCGCAACTTCAGGCAGGCCTACCACTATCCGAACGGCAGCGAGCTTGTCGTCGGCGGTCTCGACAAGCCGGCCAAGATCATGAGTACCGAATACGACATGATCTATGTGCAGGAGGCGACCGAGCTGGATCTGACCTCATGGCTGGCGCTGACGACCCGGCTGCGCAACGGCGTCATGCCGTACCAGCAGCTGATCGCCGACTGCAACCCCGACGCGCCGACGCATTGGCTGTGGCTGCGCTCACAAGCTGGCACGACGACCATGCTGCACAGTCGTCACGAAGACAACCCGCGCCTCTACCGCAATGGGCACTGGACAGCTGAGGGCCGCGCCTATCGTGAGAAGCTGGAGCGGCTGGGGCACATTGACACGGCGAGTGGTGAGCGCGTCGGCACCGAATGGCAGCGGCTGGGGCTGGGGCTGTGGGTGCAGGCGACCGGCGTGATCTTTGGCGTCTGGAGTGACGGGCCGAGCGACGGCAACGTGACCAGCATGGCCGACTACGAGCCGGGCGCAGGATCGGTGCTCTGGTTTATCGACGATGGCTATGTCGGCACGCGCGACGCACAGACCGGCCACTGGACAGCCGACAGTCATCCGCGCGTGTTTCTGCTCTGCCAGTTGCGCCGTGATGGTACAATCAATGTGTTCTATGAAGATGACCGCTGCGGCGTGCTGAGTGATGTCCACGTCGCCGATGTCTTGGCGCTGCCGTATCCGCATCCTGATTACGCCGTCGTCGACAAGTCGGCGGCCGAGCTCAAGGGCCGACTCCACGCGGCGGGAGTCTATACGCGCAACAGCCCGTCGGATGTCGAGGAAAGTATCAAGGAACTGCGGCGTGGCTTAGCACTCGACACGAACAATCGGCGGCGGGTCAAAGCGCATCCACGCTGCGCGAATCTCCGTGCTGAGATGGTCAGCTACCGCAAAGACGCGAACGGCAAGATTATCAAGGCGTTTGATCACTCAATCGACGCGCTGCGCTACGGCGTGTGGTCACAGAGGTTTGAGCAATGACCAACCTGCATGTCACAGGGCTACCCAGGGAAGATCAAGGATCGCCCCTCGCGTGTGTCCACCCCGACCCAACGCAGCGGTGCGACGAAGAGGCGGCATGGTTCGTGTGGTACGCTCGCCCGCCCGGCATGTACACCTATAGCTGCCACGAGCACCTGATCGAGCGGCTGCGCTCCGTCACGCTCGGCAGCATCGTGCAGATCACGCGCACGCCGCGATGGGAGCCGACACCATGACCGACCTGCAAGCCCCCAGCGCCATCCAGGGCAACACCTTAGAGTACGCCAGCAGCGCGCCGGCGGTGTTCGGCCTGGCATTCCCGTGGATGATGAGCCAGCCGACCTACACCGATCTGCCGCCCTACTGGAGTCCCACTCGCGATTGGGTATTATCGAATACCACCAAGAAAGAGGACATGTGGGCGGCGGCGGTGGCGATTGCGGCCACGCGCTTTGCGGCGCACGGCTACACCATCAAAGACAGCGGCGACAGCGGACGCAAGGTCTCAGCTAGTCAGCAGCTCATGAAGCGCGCGAACGGCGGCGAGGGCTGGGTGCCCTTCGCGATCAAGGTGATGCGCGATCTGCTGCTGTGCGACAATGGGATCGGGATTCGTCTGCGGCACGAAGGCGATGAGACGGTCAAGATTCGCGTGAAGGAGACCGTCCAGGGTGCCGAAACCGGCGGCTTTGCTGAGGCAGCGGTGACAGTCTCCAGGCCCGGCGCGAAAATCACGGGACTGTATCATCTCGACAGCCTGCGCATGATCCGCACCGGCAACTTAGTGTACCCGGTGCGCTACATGCCGATCAACGGCGTGCAGCAGATATTTAGGTGGGATCAGGTGTTGATCTACGCCGATCAGGTCAGCCCCCGCGCGGAGCTGTTCGGCGTCGGCGAGTGCGCGGCCAGCCGGGCCTACAAGACGATATCCAAGCTGAGCGCGATGGAACAACTGGTGTATGAGAATTTGACCGGCGGCGGCGCGAATAAACTGGTGTTTCTGCAGGGCATTAATGATCCGACACTCCAGGCGATTCTGAAGAGCGGCGAGGCCGACGCTCAGGCGCGCGGGCTGGTCTACTACCTCGGCACGATCCTGGGGGCCATCCCCAGTGACACGCCGATCAGCATGGTCG